ATTGGCACTATATGATGGGATAAAAGAAAAGGCCCCTTTCGGGGCCTTTTATATTCGTCTCCTAGAGACTTCAGGTAACTTTCAACATCCACATCCTCATCCACTTCCGTCATGGGAGTAGGCTTTCGTGAAGGCCGAGCAGGTGCTTCATTCTCAATAGTGTCGTCTTCGGTGGCTTCACCGCGAACATCGCCTCCTAGGGCATCTACGAGCTTTACCTTGAGTTCTGCGTAACTCTTGAACTCCTTGGGATTCACAAACTCCTTGAGAGCGTATTGCTTCTTCCATAGAGCCTCAAGCTTGGCATCATCACCGTCAAGCAATTCTGAAGCCGCACTGAACTCAGACTTATCATAGTTGACATAACCTTCAACCTTACGAATCTTTAACTTGAAGTTGGCACCCTTCCAGAAATCAAACGGATTTACTGCATTCTCGTCTTCAAACTCTGGGTTCATTTGTTCTTGAATCTTCTCAAAAATCTTCTTGCCGTACTTAAACAAGAACACCTTACCCTTGTTTTGAGGAGCAGCAGGATCTTCCACAACAAGAATATTAGACACATAATTAAGCTTACGCTTACGATCACGAGCAATACGCTTATCGCTTTCAGTACCACTATTCCATAGCTCACCGTTTGCTTCACAGACTGGGCACTTCTCACCAAGGGTAGTGGGGCAGTTGTGAATAAACCATCCACTCTTTCCCTTAAACGCGTGAGAGTACAGCTTAACCCACGGAATGTCTTCGCTTTCCACTGCAGGAAGGAATCGAATAACTGCATATCCATTACTAGCAGAGTCCAGAGTTGGTCGCCAAAATCTATCATCTTTGTAGTCGTTGTTCTTGTTACTCTTCTCAAGCTCCTCTTGAAGCTTGCTGGCCATAGTCGTTGAATTCTTCTTTAGATCTTTAAATCCCATTATAAATCTCCTTTAAGATAAAAGTATACACCGGATAAACTGTAAGTCAAATCAAATTGGTAATTTTGATGATTTTGGAAGGTAATTTAATCGCTGTCCTTCTTGCTCTATTTTTTCAATAATAGGCTTTGAAAGTATTTTTGCAACACTTTCTGGAAGCACATCCTTACTTTCACAAATGGTAACAACCGCATCCATGTAAGAAACTTTCCATTGTTCCACATATTTTTCTACTTGTCGGCAGAAGTCGTTTTGTGATTCTTCATCAAAAAATATTACCATAAGTACAAATATTTATAGGGCATTACTAATAAAATCCAAATATTATTAAATCTTTATACGATCAATTATAGAATATAAAACGCCTTTAACAGCATCTTTTGTGTGTTTCCATTTTTTCTCTTCGCCTCTTACAGGTTGCCATTTACTAAGTGGACATGTTGCTCCCGCTAAAGTTAATTTTACAGATAATGCGGCTCTTCGGCTGGCACCACATCCACAAAGAGAACAAAAACCAATCCCACCCGGATCAGTTTTTTCTTCTAATTCTTTCACTAAGCCGGGACAATCTTCACACAATTCAGTTCTTTCCTTAACAACACGTTTTGGTGCAGGTCCTTGAGTTGCGTGACGAGCTTCAACCTTAAGGTATTGTTTAATTTTATTTAAAAATTGCCTAGATTGTTTTAATTTTTTATTTGAGTAAAGATAAATCTTACTTTGATTTAACGGATTAGTACCTTGTTGACAGGTTTTTAAATCTGCAATCAGATCTGCTGTTTGTCTTGGTATTCTTCGTTTTTGTAATTTTGCGTGATATTCGAATATTTGTTTTTTACAATCATTAAAAAAATCATTCATATAAAATACTCCACTATATTTATTCAATTGAACTAGCACAATTGTCTGTGAGAGTACATCCGGTAACACCTGATGGCCAAGATGTCTGACAACCTAAAGTGTATCCCCATGTAGCCGCACATGTTGGCCATGTTGTGGAAGTGTAATTCCATAAACCTTTATCTGCTCTTCTGGTTGTGTTTGTGGCAGGCACTGGAACCCATGATGGATATACACCACAAGTAATTCCGTTTAGATTTACATCAACCGGCCATGGTGGACACGGATCTTCTAAAATACCGCTAACCCACAATTTAAGTGATTTGGTTTGTTTTGATGTGGTGTCTTGGAATTCAACGTTTGTAAATTTATCAAAATAATCTTTATTGTCTTGGCAGCTGTCTTTCCAAACAAACTCTCCAGAAAGACCACGCACCCAAGGAGACGCTCTGAGATGTACGCCAAAACTTCTACCGGTTGCGTAACTTATGATTGGATTATTCCAACACCAACGAGACACACCATCTTCAATACCACCATCACAAGTAAATCCTTGTTGACCAGTAACAACTGTTTGACCAGTTTTTGAAATATATGTTGCAAGTGTCATTGGTGGTAATTTTGGATCACCCGGCTGATTGGTGCCTGCTCGTCCAGGATAATTTAATAGAAAATCTTGTTTTCGATCTACCGCCCATGCAGTTTTATCATTACATTCAAAATATGCTTTATCGCAGGTCCACAGATACGAAATACCTTTCCAACCACAACCACAGTTATTTACGTTTTTATTGAGATAACAATCCACATCAATAGATACCCGATTAATTTCTCCGACTTCATCAATACACTGAGAACTAGGTGCACTAAATTGATATGAATTTTTGGTGGGATCCACGCTTCCAAAAACTGTTGCATTGGGAAGTGGATCATAAAATTGGAATTGCCGTCTGCGGCAACTACCGCCTCTATATTGATCATATACACCGTCATAAAACACATAAAACCAATTAGGCATTCCTGGTCCCAGTGCAGCTTTCCACGGCAAACTTTGAGATAAATCTGGACCTAATGAACTTGGTCCTTCTCCTCCGGTTCTATAAGAAACGTGCGAATCTGATTGTGCTATTTTCATATGACAAATTGGAGCATTTATATTATTTTTAGGATCTCCAAAACCAGTATTAGTCATAATATTCCAAGGACCCCATGGTCTGGTTGGAAACGCAAACTGGGTTGTAGGTATGTCTCTACCTTGGCATTGTCCGTCTTCAAAATAAGGATCTATAGAAAATGGATTAAATACTCCATTTTTATCTGCATAGTCAGGATCAGTATAACACGAATTTGAAGGACTCCCACACGGACGACCAAAAATGCATCCGTATGTTGTATTTCCTATTTCTTGAAGATGTTGTTGTACATTTCCACCAACATAAGCACACTCAGAACAATCTACACCAATATTACCCATAAAATGATAATCTTGACAATTTTTAAGAACAAATTCACTATAAGGAGGATTGTTTGGAAGAGTTGCTTCATTTATTGAAACTAAATCTCTTCCTAAAAGTTGAGCAGAATTAGTCCACGCAACCGTATTTGTTCCTGCAATACACATTAAAGCAGTAGCCATATGAAGCGGATAATGGAAGTATCCGGGCACACCTCCTCCGGCTCTGCCTCCAACACCACCCATAGCACCGGACCATCTAAAACCGGGATTAGACGGGCAAAATTTATCACATGGTGCATCATTACCCAAATCCATACCACAATAAGTTGGGTCGAGCCCGGGTGCTCGACACGGCTTCGGAACCAGATCAAAATCTGATGATGCAAATCTTCTGGAAGTAGCAGCAACTTTAGTACTCCACCCGTAACTTGCGTTGATAGTGTTCCATGATGGAAATCTACCACCAGGTGTACTAGCAGGTCTTACTTGTTCACCAGCTTGATATTTGTTTGAAGTTACAGCCCAATTAGGATCGTATCCTAATTCCATATAATTCGAGTTCATACACCCTATACCAAATGGTTTTAATTTTCCATTTGAACAATAAGCAGCATAAGTGTCTGTCATTTTCCAACGATCGTATGCTGAACAAGGATAAGTACGTGGATCACATTTTCTTATATAACCATTTGTTGCCATCCATTCTCTACAATCTCCCAAATCATCCCGATCTCCACAGAAGCTAGGGCATTTACCATTCTCGTCTGGGCCGTTATCAGAACACCAACTGCAAAATTTTACATCATTATAATTCGCACCTGCATCACCTGGCTTAACTGTTCCACTAACTGCTTGGTGTACGCTAGGATTATCAAAACTACAGTCTCTGCTGTATAAGTTACTGTTTTCTGGATTTGTATACGGTCCTTTTTTTGTTGTTATGATTTGCCCGGTTCTTCTCATACCTACAGCAAAATCTTTTCCTATACTCATACCTGTGCTTAGATTTTCACATTCTGCACACCAAGACTTAGGTTCAAACGTATTACAACCATCGTCTATTGGGTTTGTTAAATATTGATTTTCTAACCCATTCCAATTAACCGGATAAATGGGATCAACTTCTACTCCTAGGTCAAAGTGTGGATATCCAGGAGTTCCACTTCTCCAATACTTAAACCAGTCTGTATTTGCGTTGTATGTTGGTTTATCGTATTTGTTTGCTGGGTATTCAGGCTTATCTGGATCAGGAAATCCGGGACTTCCAGCACCACTACAACTTGGATTGTTTGGATTTCCGTTGTGACGTTTTATAGGAGAAACTCGAATATCAGTCCAAGCGTTTACGTGGCAGGCTACTTCTGGATCTCCCCAACATAAAGCAGTACCATCATTAAACAAAACAGCTGTAGTACTAAATCCAGCGTGAATACTAAAAATTTTGTCTATCTTGGGATGGCGTCCTAGTGTTATTCCTGCTTTTAGAGAATCAGGAACGTTGCACTGACCCATAGAATTCAAACCCCAACACATAATTGTGTTGTCTTCTAAACGAACCACATTATGGTAAGCACCACACTCAATGTCTACAACTTTTAATGTTCGTTCTGCATCTCCGGCCCCAGTAGTTGGGACAGTAGGAGGACGTAAAGGATGGCCAACAGGAGCAGGAATAACTGGTGGTCGGTACTCTTCCACCATGGTGATACCAGCGTAATCATTAAAATTAACTGAAGCAAAATCACCAAAAGTTCCGTGTGCTTTTGTTATTAAATACTTCCAACGATCAGAAGTTACGCCATTAATCTTACTGGAACGTCCGGCTGTACAACCACTGCCATCAAATTCAAAGTATCCGTGAGGCCAAAAATACTCTAAATGTCCAGTACCAACCACAAGACCGTTTGTGGGTTCGTTATCAAACGCTCTTATTCGGTTTCGTTCATACCAACATCCACCGTTTCTGCAAACACCTTGACTTAAAGGATATAAACTTGCAGCTGTAGGATATTTATCACGTTCAGAACAATTCCATAAAGGTCCACCAGATTGTGCTTTGATAGAATTTGCAGGAACGTGAATTGCCACATCTTCTTTCACGTCTTCGCTGAGATTGTTTAATCCTCCACCAGCAGATCCGCTAAGTGCAACAAAAGCTCTGCTGTTTGAACCATTATCACTAAAAATTAGTGAAGAGTCTACTCGGGCCCAGTCGTTATCCCAGAAACCCCAACCACGAGTGTCTGTAGATCCTAGATAACTGTTTTCGTCTTTGCTTCCTTCTAGTCCGGATCCAATAAAACAATTAATTCTGCCGTCTAAAGTCATCACCATAAAGTGATACCATCCGGCTCGAACCAGAACCATATCTCCAGTTAAACCTATCGGATTACAACAACAATCATTCCATGTTAGTCTAGACATACTGTAAACTGACTTTCCGACCCAAAATTATTTCAAGGTCAGTAAGTATTTAGTTTGATTTATTACACTCAGCATCTCATCACGAATATTACCCAGATCAGTATTTCCACTAATTGCAGAATTTAATTCTCCGGTTAAGAATTGAGTTGCTTGATCCAATAATACTATTGCACTACCTGGCTTGTAGGCATTTAAAGATAGTTTAGGAGTTCCTATATCTTTGCCGTTAACCCCCATCCAAGTTTCAACAAAAGTGTCTATTAGGGGATCTAAACCTTCATAAGCTTTGCCTAACGCTTTGTGTTCGGAGTAAGAGTTGGTACCCCAATGAAGCATACGAAGTTGGTTTTGAAGTCCCAGAAGTTTGTCTACCATTTATTGATCTCCTATAGTATATAATGCACCCGGGTGGGGATGCAAAGTATCTATAGAAATTCCATTTTCAATAAATACCCATAGAAGGAAGGTGATTTCTAATGCAAATAATCAATTGGCTAAAAGCTCAATTAAACACCGTTCTAGTTAAATTAAACCTAAAACCACAACCCAAGAAGTGTTCAAAGAAGCAGTGCTGCAAAAAGTAAAGAGTATTCAATAATGGAATAACGGGCTCCCACCTGTGACGGCGGGAGCCCTTATTCTTTTTACACTATTACCTTTTTACAGTAATCGTACATGGCAATGCCACTTGCCGTACCTACATTCAGGCTACGCACAGAACCGTACTGAGTGATGTATACGGTGTCCTGAGCCATCTGGAGCAGCTCTGGAGGCACTCCAACCTGTTCTTGGCCCAGAATGATTACCGCGTGCTTATTGGTGGGCCACTGGTAAGACTCCAGACTAATGGAATTTTCCACATTATCCATGGCAACCAGATGCAGTGGTCCTACTTGTTCCGCCAGCGTGTCCAGTCCTTGCACCAACCGATCCAACGTTCCACAATGTACAGAACGAACATAGTGGTGAGTACCAACAGTACCACGGCGATCATACTGCTTAGGCCCATAGATAAAAACTCGTTTAGCCAAGAAAGCATTAGCGTTCCGGATGCAAGTAGCAATATTAAAGTCATTGTATAGGTTACTGCAAATAATAGAGAAGTTGTTTGCTCGTGAGTCGAGATCCGCAAGAATTGCTTCGTGATTCCAGTAATGGTAGTGGTCAATGATGTTACGAGATTCACTCGCCATCCCAGTTCTTGAAGAATTGATTGAAGTCAGGTCCGTCATTGTTTCGCTTTCGCTTCTTGCTCTTGTTTCCCAGATAAAAATTCTTGTCGTAGTACTTAAAGTCGGTAAACCCTGGCCATCCAGCGGTATTTAATCCTTTAGTTTCTAACTTGATGCCGTGCTTAACAAACCAAGCACCTAGATTGTATCGTAACTGTTTTACTGAGCCAGGATAACATTCCTTGGATGGATTCCAATCACGAGCATCCATCTTTAAAAGAATACCAAATCCTAGATTAATGAGCTTCTTACCAATCCAAATTTTAAATGTATTAAATGTTTTCATAATGCGGGTAAAGGGAATCGAACCCTTGTCTACTGCTTGGAAGGCAGTCGTGCTACCATTATACCACACCCGCGTGTTCTGTCAAATACTTTTTGAGAGCAAGATCCTTTGCCTTGGTCTCAAGCATAACATCGTATTCGCGCTTAGTAAAATACTTGAATGCAGGAATAGGACCACGAATATAATCTGAGTGTGCTTGAGGTCGCTTACCCGGAGCAGACTCTGAATAATGAATCTTTGGAACTTGATCTTCTGGCCAAGTGGAAAAACACAAATTTACTGCTTGTTCCACAGTTTCGTTAGAACAAAAGCGGTGGTGATGAAAATCGTAAACCAGACGAATTCCACACTTAGAGTAAATCATGTCATACAATTCCTTTGGAGACCACATGGATGGCTTGTCGTCATTTTCCAAAGTTAGTTGTAGTTTAAGTGCAGGGTTCAATCGGTTGTAGTTTTCACAGAAACGTTCTGCCGTAGTCTGCTTGTCTTCGTAAACACCACCAACATGAATATTAATATTAAAATCATGATCATGCCCAAGCAGGCTACCAATCAGTTGGTGCATTTCCAGTGATCGCACAGACTTCTCCACGATTGCGCTATTAGGGCTTGCAAGGCACGTATAAGGCCCAGGATGGCACGACAGACGAATACCCGCTTCCCGGGCGATACGTCCAGCCTCGCTCATATGAGCCGTAATAAGCTCCTGGTGGGCTTCGTCCAAATTAGAGAACTGGTATCCCAATTCTGGATGATCCATAAATGAAAAAATTTCACTACTGACACGGAACATTTGAATTCCGTTATCACGGTTCCACTCCATGATCTTAACCAGATCCTTACTGTTCTGAACGGCCAGTTGGCCTACACGATCCAAACTAAAACCAGACATACGCAGGGTGCGACTGGTAGTAATTTGATCCTTCTTCTTAACGCCTTCGTTAAGAGTAAGATTCATACAGGCATAACCAATTTTACGAATTGGCATTTGTTTTATTCTCTAGTTCTTTGATACGAGTTTGAAGACGCTTAATTTCTTCATGCGCCAAAAGCATGATGTCTTGCATTTCACGCCAACCAGAGTATACTTGAGTATACGCTAGTTTAAATAATTTATTTAAATCATCGTCTGTCATAATGAAGTGACCCCAGCGGGACTCGAACCCGCAGTCATCGCCTTGAAAGGGCGAGGATTTGGCCAGTTAATCTATGGGGCCGTAACTGTATTACTATACTACTTTTTTGGTAGAGCGCAAGAATTATTTGCGCATTTCATACAAGATTTCATAGGCTTCTTAAACCAATTTTGACGAATAACATCCATAATTACAAACGGAAACAGTACAGCTAAACACGCAAACAAAGCAAGATCAGATATCAAGTCGTTTTGGTTTTTCATAGTGTTCTAGTTTAAGATTTCCGTGCTCGTCTTCGTAAATAAAAGAACAATTTTCTTTTTCTGTCCAACAACCCGTATTTGCGTATACGATCTCGTCTATTTGTTTTATTTTAGGATCGTGTATGTGACCACAAATTATACCATCATACTTGTGTTGTTTGCAGTACTTAATAATAATACTTTCAAACGTATCCAAAAATTGTGATGCTTTTTTAAATTTAATTTTAATGTGCTTGGATAACGACCAGTACTTCATTCCAAACATGCGTCGAAACCAATTTAATACATCATTCAGATCCATCATGATATCGTAGCCTACATCACCCAGTTTATACAAAATGGGAGAAAATGTAAATTTTGCAATAAAATCAAATTGATGACCGTGCATCACTATGAACTTTTTACCAGAACTGGTTACGTGTTCTATAGTATCGTGCATATCAATATTTCCAAAAATATTGTGATTTTTAAATTTACTTAAAAATTCATCATGATTACCCAGCACGTAATGAATTTTAGTTCCTTTACGAGAATGTCGCAAAAGACGTTCAATTACTTCCACGTGAGAAGACTGTTTATCTTGACTAAACGAAAAAGCTTGCTTAAAACGCCAAATATCAATTATATCACCAACAAGATATATTTGATCAAACTCGTTTTCTTTTAAAAAACTGTTGATTCGATCTGCTTTGCTTTTTTTAGAAGCAATATGTAAATCTGAAATAAAAACAGTTTTGTAATGCATCTACAATTATTTATTGTTTGTAGACGTCTTGTTGCGCTTCTGCTTTGGATTTGTATTAGGTTGAATTTGCTTAGGAAAACTTCCACGCATACTCTTACTGATAATCATGTGAATATTGTTTATGTCTTTTTGAGTAAACAACATGCCACTGCTCGTCATGTACTTCAGTACATTACGAGTAACTGTATCTGCGAGAGTTTGTTGCTTGGATTTGTTCATAAACATATTTAGTAGGATACCAGAGACTCGAACTCTGCAATAGATCGTTATAAGCGATCCTGTCCCACCCGAGACTTGTATCCCATGCGCTTATTCTACCTCAGATTCGATAGGAAGCAAGTTAATTCGTGACTTTTTATTAGCAATATGACCGTTTTCATTACGAATCATATAGTTAGACTTTTGACGGTCTTGATCATTTCCTAGACGATAATTGATATCAGTAATGCCAATACCAATCAATTCTTCCTTGTGAGTATCAAGGAAGGCAATAAACTTATTGCAAGCATTCATTGAATCTGATTCAGGTGTTGTCAGCGGAAAGTCCATGTGCAGTCGAAACATTGATTGGCTCCTGTTCTTGTGTGATGTACTGTCTAATCTGATCTCGTAGCTGTACCATACGGCCACGAATTACTGTGAGTTGTGCACTCATCTGATCTAGTTCTGCTTGCAGCACATCTAAAGCCTGTAGATCACTGGGTTTAGGTTGTCTCATAGAGTAATAATTCCTTGATCTGTAGTGTAATGGATTTCTTGAAAAATTTCCTTACACCACGGAAGACAAAGTTCACATGGTCTTGCAATACGAAGTTCGCCAAATCGATTAAAACGAACGTTAAGCAGCGTTAGCTTCTTATCACGAAGATTCCTAGGAACCTTGCGATAAGCGTCCAGTTCGGAGTGCATTTCATCAAATGCGTATCCAATAACCTTGGCCTTTGGATGAGTCTTAAAAAAATTACGACCTGTTGCCACAATTCGATTCTTATGAAGAATAAAAGAAAGGTGCTTCTTTTGGCGAGGCAGTTCCATGCAAAGTGGAAAAGCCTGCTCCAAATACTCATCAATAAGAGTGTTGGTCATAATAAGTAATATACATCACTTCTGCTTAGAGTCAATTTTTTTCGCAGACTTTTTCTTCTTTTTATTAAAGATATCATCCCAGTTTTTGGAATATTGTTCCCAATTTACTGGTCGATACTTGTCGCCTTTTCCTGCGTCATGTTTGCCGCCCATAATCAAACTCCAATCCTTCGGGAGACCCCGAGTAAATAATGTCTTCCACGTCAGACTCTTGTTCAAAAACAACATCATCAATATAATCGTTCATCTTGGTGAGATCTGAGAATTCCACAAGCTTTCCTTGATGAATAACCTTGAACACACCAACTTTATTGAGCACATCACACTTATTAATGATTAGGTTGGTACAACCAGAGATCCGAATAGCATCAATTAGTTTGTCTAGATTCAACCAGTTAACTAGACGCTTTCTGCCTGTGGTTGTTCCAAACTCACCACCTTGTTGGATGATCTGGTCAAGAACGGGATCATCCCAAAGTGTTTCTGGGAACAGTGGATCCACACCACTCTTGGTGTCGTAGATCTTGGCTACACCAATCAGTCTTTCAATTTTCTTTGGGGAGAATCCCAAAGAGCACGCACCATACGGCATCGTTGTACTACTAGTAACGAATGGATAATCACCATGATCAATATCAAGCCATACACTTTGGGCTCCTTCGCATAAAATAGAACCATCCAAAACACCGTCCCAGATCCACTGAGACTCCATCATCTCAATCGCTCGTCGGCCTCGTCGGAGCATCTTGTCGGAGTAACATGGAGCGATACCTTGAGAAGTTGTTCCCAAGTGTGCAAGATGCTCCTTATCGTACTCAATATGATTTTCAGTAATAATGTGGGCATTTGGTGATATCTTTACAAGACTGGTATCAAACCCCGCTGCTCGTAGAGCACGAATCTCTTCAAAGAACTTTTCAATATTTATAACGCAACCGGGGCCAATAATAGATGGCTTACCAGCAAAAATTCCAGAAGGAATAATGTGTGTTTTAAATTTAGTGCCATTCACGTAAACAGTGTGCCCAGCATTAGGACCACCATTCCAACGACACACGTAATTATAATCCTTGGCAAGAGCATTAGAAATCTTTCCTTTGCCTTCATCACCCCAAGCCAGACCATAAACGATATCAATAAAATCTATCATAATATTTTTACTTATTGTTTTTTTAAATCGTAATAATAGTGATCATCATCGCCATCAATAATCCATCTATCAGAAGTTGCTTCACATCTAAATGATTTATCGTCAACTTTAAAATCTGGTTTGGTTGGAAACGGTTTAGTGACAAAAGACATATGTTTCCAATAAATTCTATTATTTGGCTGTAAAGTATAACAACCATTATCCAGTTTAATCATATGCAAACATTTATATTGTGTTGGTTCGTCACTATACGGGTTATCATACCAATCAAACGTCATGGTGTAATCTCCCCAATGTTCAGAACCGTCTTTCAGTATTACTTTTGCTCTGGAATTTTTTAGGTAATCGTACACAATATTTGTACAATTAACAGAAAAACAATCCCACAGTTGTAGATGATCTAGTGGAATACTGGGAGCAGATTCTTTATGACACAACATGTGTATTGGTATTCTGCTTCTAACTAAACCATCATCGGTTAATACAGTAAATAATAAAGCAGTATCTGAATTTGATTGAGCACCAAAAACAGTAACTTTAACAAATTCACCAACATGATCTTTATGTTGGTACATTTGTTCTTTTCTCATATAACAATAGAAATGTGGAATATTAATATTCAACATAATATTTAAACTCTCGAAACTGGGCTCGAACCAGTGACATCGAAGTTAACAGCTTCGCGCTCTACCAACTGAGCTATTCGAGAAATCCTTTTAATCCTTAAATCGTGTAAACTTAGGATTGTTCTTGTTGTACTCTAGAACAGTTTCCTTTACATCCATATCTGTAAGTGCTTCACTAATAGTGTTACGAATAGAAAGAAGTTCGTCGTAAGAGTATCCGTCAATCATTTCATCACAGTCGGTTGCTTGAAAACAAGCAAGAAACTTGCCAGGGTTCAGAGGATCTGGAAACACTGTGATCATTGGTTTACGAACATCATCAAGACGATTCACACCAGTTGCAACAAATACGTTTTGTTTATGCATAATTAATCCTGTAAAAATTCACGTTGATTAGAATTTTCTGTTAGACGATTACGAGAATTTTCGTAATCACGACGAACATTCTCTAGAATAGTACGGTTAGCATCAAACCAACCTGCACGATACTCATCCCAATACACACCAATTTCACTAGTTGAAGGCATCTCTCTGCCTTCCATTCGGGCATCATACCCGCTTCGATACGCTTGACCGGGAACGTACTTTGGTTGATTCATTTGATGACTCCTTTGATTGAGAAATATTCATTCCAAATTGCATGCCTAGCAAAAATATTTGAACGCAGCATAAAAAACATATAAAGTAAATAAACCAGTATTCCATACAATCCTTTCTGTAAAACACACCCGGCTGGGCTCGAACCAGCGACCTTAGCATTAGAAGTGCCACGCTCTAATCCAACTGAGCTACGGGTGTATGCTGATTACTCAGTCAGCCCCGACTAGCTTCATCCCACCAGCTGCTGTAACAAGCTTCTTTGAAGGAGCAGAGATACCAGTCTTAAATGACATGTATTGAGTTTCAATTTCCTTCTCGGCCTTTAGAGTTAGCCACACAAAGTCAGCAGGAATATTCACGCCGTCCTTGGTGTCTGCAAAAGGCATCCAACCGATAAATGCAAGACGACCATCTGGAGTGGGAACAAGGGCCATAGGATCCTTGAGGTTCCAACCAGTGTCCGTCTTGGTTGCACGGCAAAGAACGTCTTCACCTGTCTTCATACGCATAATTAGAGTTTCAGTGTTTTCCATAGTGTTCATATTATATCTCCTAAATTAAAAAATGCAAGCACAATCACAAATTTATTTATAAAAAAAAATCTGTCCTTTTTAAAGGGACAGATTTTCGTGGTCAAATCAACACAAATTGTAAGTTCAGCGAGTCTTGTAGCGAGTACCGTCTGCACGGAACTTGAACATACGACGACCCGGATGAGTGTCCTTCATGAAATATTGGGTACGACCGGTTGAACTCATACGAGTCTCAACGCTCCAGTTACCGAACTCTTCAACGATCTCGCGGATATCGCTGATGGTTGCACGGAGGTTCTGCACGCCGAAACGAGCACGAGCCTCAGCAGCAGTCAGAGTACGGCCACGCTTGCTCAGATAGTTAATCACCTTGTTTTGCTTAGTAATAGTACGCATAATAAAACCTTTCTAGAAATTTTAGGACATTCAGTTATTACCATTCACTGTCCTGTGATGAATGGCTTACGTTTAGTTAATATACACCACTATCAAACCAAGTCAAATAATTGTTTAAACTTTTGGTTGATTATTAGTGGTTCTAGGCATACCAGTAGCAGATGCAATAACTGGTGCCACATTAGTAGTAATAACACCGGGAGCCTTTTGTACTCCCTTTTTAAGCAAATTCACTCCAGCATTGGCTACAGTATTAACTAGTTTTGATTGATTACTTTTAAATGTATCACTCAATCCAGGAACAAAACTAGAAAGACCAGCACCAACAGCAGAGGTTAAAGTCTTTTCTACATCACCTCCGCTTTGTATTGCGGTTTTTGTTGCATCAATTGCAGATTTTCCTAATGCTTTGGTTAGTACTCCAGAACCAGGAACAGGAACAGCGGAAGCTGCTGCGGATGTCAGACTAGTTGTTGCTTGATCTGTGTTTCCTAAACCCAGATGGATTGAACCTTCTAAAGCATCTTTTGCTATTTTAATAGGTTTACCTACACCAGAAACGTCTAAAGCTATATCTGCTGCTCCCTTTACGGTTTGACCAACATTAATAGCAGTTCCGAGATTTTTTGCTTTATTACCGGCTTGGGTCGCTGTTTGTTTTGTTTTTTGCATTTCTCCCTTTAAATACGAACCGTATTCTTCACTGGATTCGCCTTCTCTTTTAGCGCGAACTCCGGGTAGAGAAGTGTCAGGACCTTCCACGATAAATTGGATAAATGATTTCATGTAATTATTTATAATTACATTTTTTTTTAAATTTTCTCAGCAATTTCTCGAACTTTCATCCACTCTGGACGACGGTAATCGTCCATGGGAGGAAATTCCGATTTCTTAAGAATTGGATGATTAAATGCTTCTTTCATCTCTGTCATGATTATGAGTAAATCAGAAATATTATTACCAAACACACTAGACTGACTCACAGTGTGATCAATAGGTTCATCATCAATATAATACACTTCATGAATACCGTACCATGGATTTTCATTAGTGTCATCCACAATAATACGGTAGTTCCAAGTTAGTTTTCCACTCATTGGTTGTAATTCTTTCGTTCCTGATCACGCTTCTCGCAAATTAGTTGCCATTCCTTATCATCGTTTGGAAGGTAAGTGGCTTCAGCAACATCAACTTCCACCACAGTGGCTCGCCAGCCGTCTGGAAGAACCACAACACTGCCGTGTTTCATTTCTTCATTCATGCGTGTAACTTCTTGATTTAAAGAACGATTAGAAATTGTATGATTTGGACGAACTAATAAAATTTTACGAGTCATTACTTTTTCCTCTTTCTGAGTAGAGCCGCAATTCCTGCTGCCACAATTAATGTGAGTGAAGCAGGAGCAGGCACAGCCGCTGTTGTAGTGCCTTCAGAAGGAGTTAGTGGTACACCCAAACAAAATCCTTCTACCCGATCAAACGCAACCGAAATACAAAACTGCTGGTCAGACATCTGGTATGTTCCAACCAGTTCATCGTTTAGATACAACTTATATATCCAAAGACCAATCGCTTCTCCGGTAAACATAGTATCGCTGTATGTTGCCAGCGGAACTGTATTACCGGAAATAGAACCACCAAATTCAGTGGTCATTGAAAGAGCTGGCTTAAACTGAGGAGGCTGTGTATACGCTTGTGTAGTATACGTTGATCCTTCGTATGCAGCCCTGTGCGAGAACTGTCCTTGTCCGTAAAATGTAGATGTAAAACCCATAAGTAGGACGGGTGGGACTCGAACCAACACTACGAACATTTTAAGTGTTCCGACTCTGCCATTGGTCTACCGTCCCAAAAAATGCCTCCTGCAGGGCTCGAACCTGCGACCTTGAAATTAAAAGTTTCTTGCTGCTACCAACTGAGCTAAGGAGGCGTATTCACTTGTCACGCACATACTATACACCAGAAAAAGCCGGTGTCAAGTAATTAAAACAAAAAACCTCACTTTTTAGGTGAGGTTTTTTAAGAGTTATTTGTACGATTCTGTTAGACTCTAATCACAGACAACGCTGAAGTTGTAGCACCTTCAGAAAGCTTTTATAATATAAAATAAAGTGTCTTTAATAATTCTTAGCAATACTAGGAAGACGACCAAGCCGCTCTAGAGCTTCACGGGTCTTCTTCTTGGCATTCTCAGCAATAGCAAGTTGACGATCTCGCGTAGCATTACGCTTACGCTTACGGTGCTTCATGAAAACTTTACGAGTAGGTGTGTTAGGCATAATGTTTATTATACATCAAGAAACACTGATGTCAAAAACATTTGTTAGAAAATATCCACTGAGCAACCTCGTAACCAAACTCAGTGTCTGATGGGTAATGTACTCCTGCGTTTAGTCTGGATTCTGCTATCTTGTTACCGATATTCATCAACTTATCCGCAGCAAACGAATACTTGTCAGAAAGAATCAAAGCAAACAAACGGGCTTCCATGGCATGGCCAGAAGGAAACGCTGGAGAATTACCATTGGTGTAAATTGCTGGATTTACCTGAATACCATGATAATAACCCAATTGAAAAGGTCGTGGGCGATTGTAATGATACTTTAAAGCGTACAATAATCCATCAGTATTTTCTTCAATATTTTTAAAGAATGATATAGGAACAGAAATTCCCATATTATGGAGAATTTTCATCCAAAGACCGTAATGGTCTTTTTCTGCCTGTGTTGCAAATTCCAAATCAGTGGGAGAAATATTAGCAGTTCGTTTACGAAGTTCTGCTAATTCATAACGAACTTGTGTTGAAATATTAGAAGGGTACGGCTTATTGAAAAATTTTTGTTTGGTTACAGAATCTTGTTGCAAAGCAGTAAGTGCTTTGCCCACTTTTTTCATACTGTCTAATTGTGGTATGTTAGCACTACCGTAAACGAGATCTGTAATTTGGATTCCGTGTAGGATTGGATTCATACAGATATTTAGCCAAATATCTTTTGCCACCAACGCTTAACAATTCCCGGGAATCCCAGTGGTCCTCGTTGCAGACTGTACTGCCATCCACATAAATCAGTAGATCGCATAAAGTCTTCCACACTCATTCTGGAAGATTGAGTGGAAATACTTCTCCACACCTTAACTTCATTAGATAACACCTTAATCTGCTGCAACAGCAGTTCTTGGTATTGTGTATGAAGGTCTCGGCAGTTTTTATCGCACATTACGAAAATATGTTATTAATCTGTCGGTTCACTCTCACAAATGTAGTACACTTTGGAAGATCCTTGAGACGAGCCGCACCAACGTATGTGCAAGCAGAACGAACACCACCAAGAATTTGTTGCATCACACCAGCCACAGGGCCTGCTGGTTCAACAAACACTCGCTTTCCTTCTGCTGCACGATACGTTGCCACTCCTCCTGAGTGCTTCTCCATTGCTGCTGCTGAGGACATCCCGTAAAACTCCTTGCCCTCGTCTGTTAGTTCGCCTGCTGATTCGTCTGTACCAGCAAACATTCCACCAATCATAACAAAATCTGCACCCGCTCCAAATGCCTTGGCTACATCACCGGGACAGGTACAACCACCGTCCGATAATACATAACCACCCAATCCGTGTGCGGCATCAGCACACTCCATGATGCACGACAGTTGCGGGTAGCCAACACCAGCAACCTTGCGAGTCGTGCAGACTGATCCAGGACCAATACCAATCTTTACAATATTTGCTCCTGCAAGAATCAGTGCTTCAGTCATTTCTCGTGTCACAACATTTCCAGCAATCAGGATATGATCTGGAAATAGTCCACGAATAGTACGAACATAATTAACAAATTTTTCAGTGTACCCGTTTGCAACATCAATACAAATAAACTTGATGGACTTGTGCTTATTCAGAATTCGTTCAGCCTTTTGAATTTCTTCCATGCTGGAATTCATGTCACCCATGCCCATGGTGTACACCACATTGGGTGGCCAGTTCACGTGATCAGTAATCCAGCCGTACATAAAGTTATCCCATTCGGCTTCTGTGTAATACTTGTGAATACCACACAGCGCATTATATTCTGCTAGGCTGTCCGCCATTTGAAATGTGCCAACTGTGTCCATGTTGGCAGCAACAATCGGCACACCAGTCCATTCTTGTTGCATATTGTCTGGAAGTTTAAATGTAAACCTGCGTGCCACATCAACTTTGC